CGATCTTCCAGAGTATGCTTCAGTAGGGGTTGTTATGTTCCCTAATTTATCTGTAACCTGACGAGCTCCAATAAAACCATATGAAGAGCCATAGCCCTTAGCCGAAGCAGCGAACGATTTATCAGGTGTACCGAATGTATGGGGTCCATATTTATCATTGACCTTATCACCCCAAGCTGGAGCAGCTACATCCTTATTTACATAGTGAGTAGCATTAGGAGCAGGACTATCAATCTTACCAGCAACGTAATTGTCTACTAAGGTATCAAGAGGTGCACCAAATGTTTTATAGTTCCGAGCAGTTACACTAGCGGGAACAGTACCATTTTTCAAAGCCTTCGTCATATTCGCATTATACTGTGAACCTACTAGTGTAGATGCGACTGGATCAGGCTTATCAATATTCTTAACTGAGTTGACACGGTTATCCATCGTACCTAGAGCAGCAGCAGCTTCTGCAAGGGCAGCAGGGTCACCAGCTACGATACCACGAAGAGTCTTACCATTAAGCTCACCCGCGAGGGTCTTAGCCATAGCACTCTTTTCAGCAACACTATACTGACGTCCTGCACCTGCACCTGAGAAGGCAGCAGGAGACATAGCTTGTCCAGCAGCAGCTGGGGCATTGGCTTCAGGGTTAGCTGTAAAGGAATTACGTAGGGCATCACCAGCTGTAGGAGCAGAAGGTGTACCAGCTAGGTTAGTGTTCTTAACGGAACCAGTTGTAACTGCACCAGTCTTAACTGACTTAGCAGCAACATCACCGAGCTTACCAGCCCATGCTTGGGACATACGTCCAGACATATCAGCTTCGTTCTCAGCATCAATACCGATAGGAGCAGACATATCTTTCATTGCACTCATAGACTCAGGAGTAGCAGCTAGTCCCACAGTCCCGGGATTAGAGGCTTCGATACCTCCAAGTCGCCCCGCAAGACCCTGCTTGGTGCCGGTCTGGGTAACAGAATTTGCACCGAGTGTTCCAACTGCTTTACTCGAAGGAGCAACATTTCCAGTTGCGCTTGGAGCTCTATAACCTTGTCCTCGTTCACTGACTTCACCTTCTTTGACTGGCGCATCCATTGTAAGTGATCTCGTGCGAGCCTCATCTGGTGTGAGAGTAGTATGTTTCCCATCTTTGGAGATGCCACCGAAACTAATTCCATAATCATATCCACCAATGTTAGCACTCTTAGATACAACACCCTGATTATCCGAAAGGACACCCTTAACCTTGCCAAACGTGCTGGAAGGAGAGAGTCCAAGATAGCCACGAGCTTTCTCAGAGGCAGTCATGTTATTTGCGTTGATACCAGCATTCACTGCTTTACCAACCATACCAGCAGGACCGGGAAGCATAGATGCTAAACCAAGACCCTTAGGCTTACTCATGTACCCGAAGTTGTTGGTAGCATCACGCTCCATCCCTCGCATACCTGTAGCAGCATCACCAGAGTCTAGTTTACCACCACTAGCATACTCCTGAGCTTCTTTAATCGTAGTAGCCTCCACAGGGACTTCCCCGGGTTCAGCTACAGTTTGTGCAGACTTAGGTTGCTGAGCATATGGAATATCCTCAATCTTACCGTTGTCTGGTTCGAGGACTGTGTAATCCGTAGGATCAGTAACTTCCTGTAGTGTGTTGAGGTCAATGAGAGCAACACGGATTCCTCCGTCCTCCCCACGCATTAGCCTACGGATTGCAATACCAGCCATCATGTATCCTTGTGTTGTAAGACCTCATCTCTGAGGGTTTCAAATCGTCTTAGTTCATTGATACGACCCTGTAGTTCCTTAACCTCTTCCAAGCTACGAGCGCTCACGAGTTGGTTCTTAAGGAACTCCACACGATCCGAAGCATACGCTAAGTACGCCTCGTTCGTGTAGGGATCGTTTACGAAATGAACTAGGGTTCTAGCTAGTTCTCTATGCATTATGCACCTTGTCCTTGCGGCTGAGGAGCAGGAGCACCGCCCCCACCTCCACCAGAGAATCCTTGAGCACCCGGAGTGGGAGCAGCACCGGGAGTGCCACCAGCAGTCTGAGTAGGTTCACTAGGCTTAGCTTGTGAAGCAGGATTACCACCTTCCTGAGGATTACCCTGAGGATTAGCAGCACCCATCTTCTTAGCGATGTCATCCATCACTGAGGCTTGGATAGCAGCCTCTCGCGGATCATTAACAGCTTTATCTGGATCGAGGTCGAGAGAAGCGGCCAACTCACGCAACAAATAATCTCTGCGAGAGAAAGGAGCATCCATCGGATTTGCTGTAACTTGGAGAAACTGGAGAAGCTTCTGAGATCTGACTTCATTGCGCATTAGACTTTCTGTACCGAGTGCAACTACTTCAAGGTCGCCCTTGAGCTTCTTGTCAAAGTTGAACTGCATGTTCCATGCAAACATCGCCTTACCCAATGGGACAAGGAGATAGTCATCTACATTACGAACAACAGCTTTAATATTCTGAGCTGCAGCACCCATTAGCATCGACATACCAGAGGCAGTACGCCCCACACCATTGACGCCAGTTTGCCCATGAGAGTAACTAGGAATGCCAGTGGCTTCGTCAGCGAACTGACGCATTTTGTCGATGACCTGAATTGCTTCGTTAGTCACATTCTGGAACTTGGTTGAGAAGATAGCCTGACCGGGAGCACCAGCCTGACGTCTAAAGATCTTACCGGGATAGATTTTCATATCCTGACCGGGAACCATGTTCGTCTCGTCAACCTCTAGGATGAGGTTCGAAGAGAGAGCAGCGTTATCGATCATCATACGAGTGAACCCATTCATCACTGACTGAGTATCGTCCATATTCTCGGCAACACCGATACCGAACACACTGTAAGGGTTGTGCTCATAAGGACACATATGATAAGGAATACGAGCAGGCGTAAAGGGGTTAAGTACAAGTCTGAGGATCTGGCCATTACATATCCAACAATTAATCTGGAACTCATCAAAGTCTTCCAGTTCTTTAGGGATCTCAAGGTTAGCATCCTGTGCTAATTCTTTATCAACAACACCCCAATACTCTAGAACTTCAAAACGATCGATAGTCGTAGTATCAGAGCGATCGGTGATCTGATCTTCCCAATATTCATTAGTGTAGTTAGAACCATCTTTAATACACAGTTCAATGGACTCCTTACGGAACCCGGGGCGCTTCTTAAGAGCACGGAGCTGAGTCCGAGACATCCTATGACGCTCAATAAAGTGTTCACAATCATCCATACCCGTACGGGCATCAGGATCAGGGAAAGCATCCCAGATAGATACATGATTCACATCAGCCATTGTTTTAATAACAGGCTTGTAGTTTCCTTCGTCATCCCAGTTAGGATATTCCTTATCCCGGGAGAACGGACCCTTCATGATACCCGTGCCAAAAAGCACCATATCGAAAATGAAAGATCGTACATGTTCAGAGAAACCTGATTCTTCAAGCTGGTCATGGATTTTCTTTTCCATGTTCTTTGCAGCCATAAGGGCAGGTTCAAAGGTAACAGAAGTAGCAGTAGTGCCATAACCTTCTTCAAGCTTATCCTTAACTCGGGTAAGCATCTCCTTGTAGGGACCAACAACATCTAGGATGTCCTGACGGGCTACAGTAGCAGAACGAGGGGAAGATGACTTAATCTGTCCACCCTGATTACCACCTTCAGCCTCAGCAACACCTTTAGCTGTGGACTCTTTCTTAGCAGCAGGATCGAAGTGAACAGCTTCAGCGATATCCCCAGTAACATCTAGGGTAGGCTCTACACCGATCGGGATCTTTGACCCAGCGAATAGTACATCAGTTACCTGAGCCCAAGCAGCCACAACTTTAGTCTTTGTGAATTTGATAAATGCTTGGGACTTCTCAGTGTCAGTGAAACGAACCTTTTCGTTATAGACACCACGGTAGTTATCATAGGCTGTAATCCAACGTGTCTCATCAGAGAATCTCTTCTCCTTAGCACGTTCGTACTTAGACTCAATCCAAGAGACAAGCCCACCTAGTTCGTTATTCTCATCCTCTACGTTAGAACCTTCTTCGAAGGTGACAACTTCAGAGGCCTTGCTCATGTCTACACTATCTTCAATAGAAGAGTTAAGCATAGATTTTGTGGAGCTAGGAGTCTTATCCATTAATGCCATAGTAAATCCTTAATATCCGAATGAAGGGTCCGAGGGGGTCCATGAGTTATAAGAACCCATTCCATCGAAAAGAGACACGGACTTGGGGCGAGACATAATACCATAACGCAGAGCATCATAAGAGTGATCTGACTTATAGCGATCATCGATATCATCCTCCCCATCAGGGTCAGTAGGAATCATCGGAAGGTCAGAGATTACCTGACGGCATGTGTCGAAGAAGACGATCCCGGGCATCTGTCGATCACCAAAATCTTCCACCTTCAGTAGTTCATGCAATCGGTTCTTACCATTTTTACGGGAGTTCTTAGAGCGATCAGCTGGCCTCCAACGACATCCTAGATTAATCATTGCTTCTGCAATAACAGGACCTGTAGAACCACGTTCATGCCAGCAGGAGCTATCTAGCATCCCGTAGGCAATATTCTCACCTCGTTCGAGCTCGAGGACTCTTGGGGCCAAAGCTTCTCCTGTATGTTTGGATACATAGAGTTCTCTGTACACATACAACGTTTCAAAGGAAGGATCGATGGCAAACCAGAGGACGCAGGAGAAGGAAGAGTAACCGTAGTCACAGGCCCTAAACTTACGCCAAGAGGAGGGAATGTCGAAGGGTTTGCAGACATGTAGGTGAGTCCTAAATTCTGAGAAAGCAGCACCTTCAGCTATTGACCAGTCTCCGTCTAGGAGTTTTCGTCTTTGATCTTCAGGGAGAGCCATAAGGGACTCAACGTACGAGCTATCTGCCAGATACGGGTTGTCGAAGATAGAGCTGGGGATGAACCTTCGTTCAAAGAGGGGTTGATTTGCTTTAGGGTGAGGCTGGCCTGCTTGTTTATGGTTATGTCCATAGACCAACGGGTACTTAAGAGTTTCACCAGTTTCAATATCAGTTGCATAAAAGGGCTCATTATAAGGGGCAGGATCGATGAACATCTTCTTGACCCAACCATGTCCGGGGCCACCGGGGTTAGTCGTTGCTCTCATGTATGTGTTCTCATCCATATAAGGATCAGGAGAACGAAGACGAGAGCTGAGGAAGTTCCAAGGCTTGGGAGAGGGATAATGTGTCAACTCGTCAAAGCCAACCCATGTGTATTCCTGACCCTGAAATCGGGTAAGATCATCATCGTTGTCTTGGTATGTCATCCAGAGCCGAGCCCCCGAAGGGAACGTCCATGTCGAAGACTGTTCGCTAAACTTGGCATCTGGGAAGACAGACGGGTAGAGGGACTTAGCCTTCCACTTTAGATCTCGAAGCTCATCGTTCGTACGCCGAAGGAGAACTCCATTATGATTCCTATTGTCAACGTACCGTAGGAAGTCAGCCAGTAGAGCAAACGACTTGCCACCACCAGCTGCTCCACCATACAGTACTTGCTTTTCAGGACTAGCCAGAAACTCTGTCTGGGGTCCAGGATTGGGTCGGAAGGCAACCTTCTGTTCCTCGTCCTCCACGTAATCTTCCATAACTATGTAAGGCACTACAACTGGGAGGTCTACTTCCGCTGACGAACCCTCAAGAGATTTTAACCTCTTATAGGCCGCAGTTATTCTACGCTTCTCAGCACCTTTCTTGATGTTGAGAGCTTTAATCTTTTTCTCCGCTCGGTTCTTAGGACGCTTGGCTTCAGCCTTAGCTTTGTCCATCTCCAAACGAATAGATGCTTGATCACCTCGCTTCCGTTTCCAGATCTTCGAGATGCCGACATGTGATATACTCTTGCCAGCCTTCTCTGAAAGCCATAAGGATACTTCTCTATAAGACCCACCTTTATCAAGAGAGTCGAGAGCAGCTTCGAGTAGTTCAATAGTCTTGAAATCAGGGTGAAGAATCTTATTGTCCTGAAGATCTGCTTGGTACCCATAAGGGATAATCCCGAAGGCAGACTTACGATGGATATCATTGTAGCCTCGCTCTTCGAGCCAATTCTTATTAAATTCTCTTTCAGAAATAATAGGAAAGGTTGCTACTTTGGATAGGATTACATCACTCATTTTAGTTCCTTGGTGGCTCTTACTTCTTAGAGTTAAGAGGGCGCGGTGTCCATACTTCTTTTAATTGGGTAGGCTTGGTGACATCGTATACTTTACTTTTGTCAACCATATCTTTTTGTTTCTTCTCACCACGAGCAACAAGCTCGTCGATGGTCATATCCTCAGTAGACTTACTGTTTAATTCATCTTCACGCTGTTTAGCGAGTCGAGGCCCAGCAGTCTCATTCATTCCACCACCAGTAGCTTTATCGAACATACGCTTCTTAGCATCTTTGTCGATCTCAGCAGTATTCATCCGCTTATTGGATTGGGTAGCTTTTAGTTCGATATTGCCAGTGAAACCCTCAGAGGCTGGGAAAGCAAATGTTCCTGAACTCACCCTTGGTTTCTGTTTACGGATATCATCTACGTTCTTAGATTGTCTACCACCTAGTTTCATATGTCATCTCCAAAAGGAAAGTACATCTTGTGATGGGCAAGAACAGCTTCATATAGTGAAGACTTTGTTACAGATACTCCACTAACACCGACTGTCCAATTAGGTCCTTTACCATCGATCATGACGAAGTGATCTGTGATAGCGAGATCATAGAGCATCTGCTCAGTAGTCTTATCGTGGAAGTCTGGGTTCAGACGGACATCTATGCTCATTAGTACTTAGCGAAAGGGTTCTTGCCTTTAGCAGCTTTGGCTACTGGCTTACCTTTGCCCTTCTTGGCTTTAGCAACAATTTCTTTACCAACGGACTTGCCCTTGGTCATGAATGCAGGGAGAGCTTTCTTAGCCATTACTTAATCTTCTTTCCTAGACCATACTGGTCAACAATTGCTTTTGAGGGAGGAGCAGGGAGCTCCTTAGGAGACTTACCCATAGAACCAAGACCAACCTTAGATCCCATGTTATTCATAGCAGTAGACTTACGTTCCTTAGCAGCCTTAACCTTGTTGCTAAACTCCGAAGGGAAGATGGAGTCTTTCAGGACTACAGGAGTAATAGTGTCATCCTTGGAACCCATGGTAGGGCTCATTGATATTGACTTACGTGTATCTGCCATACCTTCAAAGCGCTTAGGTTTGTCTGCAGGTACAGGAGGATTCTTGACACCGGGACGATCAGCTGGTTTAGCCACTGGCTTGCTAGCTGCTAGTTTAGTATTATACTTCTTGCCCCCGAAAGAAAATTCTTTCTTGCCAGCTTTACGATTAGCAGCAAAGGCTTGTTCAAATTTACTAGCCATGTTGGCTCCTTATGGGGACTGCGGCACTTTTTGTGCACGAAAGAATGGTTTCGGGCGAGTTATTCTTCGCTCTCAATGGTAATCCTCTGCCTCTTGGCTGGGAGAATCAAGATACCACCTGTACCTTGGACCTTCACATCATCAGTAGACTTCTTAAGTACACCCCCACGATCGAGGATCTCCTTAGAGGCATTGATTGTATGTGCATTACCTAGTCGCTCAGGTTCAGCTAGTACACCCACTAGAGATACTGCAGCTTCTACTGCACTGGCAGCTAATAGTTTGTTAGCGATCTCTACAATCTCCTCATGGAGAAGGTTGATCACATATCGCTCGGAGGTATCCTTGGAGAATCCTGCTACAGTCATAGCAGCTCGGATCTTGCCACCACAAGGAGCGAGGGCATCGAGGAACATTTGCTGTTGCTCAGTATAGACTTTAGTGGTCTTCATCTGGAGGTTAACCTTTATATCTTTGTTGTTCGAAAAGAAGAGAACCTCTGGAAGGTTACACTATCATTTCTGATGAGTCTGAATGTCTGGGTACTGCTGACCACCAATGTATTCCTGAGCCTTAACACCACCAGTTGCCTTCGGGGTAAAGTCTAGCTTGGAGAGTGGGCGCTCAGGCGTGGCATCACCACATGAACCCTTGCTATCTGATTGATATGCCATATGAATTAGTCCTTATTGATCTGATCTGTTGATTACAGTTTACACTTCTAGAAAATAAAAATTGTACTGCAAGTGTATACGCTAACGGTGCACCCCACCATGGCACCCGGACCCCTCACTTCAAGTATATCTCACAGTATAGTGCAAGTATAGTGGAGTAATCATAGTATAATCGGGGGAAAAGGGTGTATTGAAAGAGCACACTAATATACAAGAAAGTATTGTAAACAAATATATACTTAGAAATACTCTCTATATTATAACCTATCGTACCATTAGGTATTCCATAGGGTATACCCCTCATTCGTATGGTCCCATTGCTTTAAGTACCATACTACAAGTAACAACACTACAAGGGTTAAAGGAATGTACTCAGTTGATTGAACTAAGATAGTAGAATATATTCAGTACAAGTTATTTAGTACAAGGTATAACTAATACAATCATGTTCATATCTACATGTTCTATTACTTTGTTATATCATGTAATCTTATTCTCTACATGTTTCTTCTTATTCTATATACTACTTTAACATATTTCTAAAGTAATGTCAAGTACTATTATCACTTATACTTAAACTATCTTATAACCTATTGTATTCGTTACTGTATATTTACTTAAGAAGGGGCGAATTGTCAACAATTTACAGGTTTAAGTATTCATAGTAGTTCTGTTTTCGTAATACATAACTATATCATTCTCAATTTAGTGCCTTACTTGGGGTATACTTAAGCCCTCATTCTATTCATAAATGTACTATATTTATTGTATCGCTTTTCTTCGCCATATACTTATAGCCTGCCTTTGTCATACAAAGAACATGACTGATATGATTTGCATTAGAATACTATGCTACACTTTCTAGAGCCTAGAGGATGGGCTAGGAGCTTGCCTTATTGTTTTGATACGCTGTCTACCTCCTCCCTGA